AGAAGTAAACGCAGTAGTGGTGTTTGCTGAACCATTTCCAGTAGAAGAAAGGAACGAAGGCTGAGTAGCAGTGTTTCCAGCCAAACGTGTATAAGTTGCTGGAGTACCTGTTGCAGAGGCATACAAGATGTCACCGATAGTGGTCATCTTGTTGTCCATTAGAGTACCGCTAGTAGGAAGCGTTACGCTGGTGGTATTAGTGACGGTAAGTGTAGTAGCAAAAGCACCCGAAGTAGTTAGGTTTCCACCAAGGGTTATTGTCTTACCAGAGTTGTTTACACCAGTACCACCGTACTGACCTGCGATTGCAGTTCCCTGCCAAGTACCAGTACCAATAGTTCCCAGAGTGGTAATAGAAGTTTGACCTACATAAGTAGAAGCGATGTCTACAGAGTTTGCACCAACAGTAATTCTGTCTGCGGTTCCAACAACATCCAATTGGTTAGGGTTTGTGGCATCTGGCTGTAAACCATCACCAGCAAGCACAGTAGAAGAACCAGAGAACTGCGACCAAGAAATTGCACTAGTACCAATAGTTGTAACTACTGCGGTTTGAACAAATCCGTTTCCAGCATTTATAGTACCCGCTAGAACATAGGTGGTGTCACCAGCCGCAACTTCTGGAGTTGAGTTAGAGTCTGTAGCACGNNTTTCCAACAGCACCTACCGAAGTAACAGTATAGATACCGTTTTGTAAAGATGAAGCCTGGTTCTTAATAAGAACACGGTCTGTAACTGTTAATGACTGTCCGTCAATAGTTATTGCGGTCCAGTTAGAAGAGGTAGCGATTGTAAGAGTAGCACCATCGCCATTGGTACCGTTTGAATAAGTGGTGGTAATAGTGCCACCGACAAGGTTGCCCGTGGTACCTAGAGCACCTGTAGTAGCGTAATTAACCGCAGGGTGTGCGTTAAGGCCCGCAGCAACGCTGTCCACATACTTCTTGTTTACAGCGTCATAATCGCCAGAGGGGTCTTTAAGACCAGTAAGTCTAAATCCATCAGTACCGTTTGTGCTACCTAGGTCAACAGAGCCTGTACCAGTAGGTCTTAGGTTAACGTTGTTGTTAGAACCACCGGCCGTAAATGTAAGCGCTCCAGTACCAGTAATAGAGCCTGTAGCAGTTCCAGTACCACCATAAGCAACACCGATGGTGTCACCATTCCATACGGAAGAAGAACCTAAAGTAAGTCCTTGAACAGTAGTAGTCGTACCACCAATAGAAACTGAGGTGCTACCAAGAGTAAATGTGCTTCCACCAGTAGCAATAGTTAGCCAAGAGGAGCCGTTGTAAAACTTTAATACGTTAGACGAGCTGTTATAGTACAGCCTACCCGCAACCCCAGTAGGGTCAGAAGCAACGTTATGAACAACGAAGTTCTGTAGTTCAAGGCTATTTAAGTTTATGGGGGTTAGAAAATTACGAGCCATTTACTTTCCTAGGATAGATAGGCAAAGCCAGTGGTGGCTATGCTAAAAACTATGTTTAAGTTATTGTCATCAACGTGGTAGACGTTTCCCTCAATATTTAATTGGGCTGAATCGATTGTTGTAACGTTTGGCTTAAAGCCAAGATTGTGCGTGATGCTCCAAGTAGAGGATACCGCATTTTGAGTGTGAGTATACGCTATAGTAGGCGCTGGTCCGACAGGGCCTTGAGGTCCAGCTGGTCCGGCTGGGCCAGTTGCGCCCGTTGGACCAGTTGCGCCAGCAGGGCCGGTTGGACCGGCTGGTCCTGTTGGTCCAGCTGGACCTGGGGTTCCTGGTTCAACATTAACTACCGTAGAAGGGCTAGCAGGAGTAGTTGGCACTACAACAGTAACCTCTACCGGCGGTTGGGGGGTTATTATAATCTGGTCTGGCATTACTGGGTCACCTGTGGGTAAGCGAATATTTGTCCTCGCAGATAAGTCTTAGAGAACGTAGCATCGGATAGTGAAGTAGCTTGAATATCCCAGAAACATCGAGTAGGGATACGTACCGTGTCGGCCGCGCTTAGGGACAACTGAAGTTTTCTAAGGTTTGCATCGTAAACAGTAATTGTAAATGTAGCCCATAAGCTAGGGGATGCGGGGTAGGTCCTAATCTGCGCCTTGAATACCAAATCGTTGAAGTTAAAAGTGTCTGGGAAGTCAAGGATAACTGAGAAGTTGTCACCCTTTTGCAGAACAATGTCGTAAATAGGAACATCGCTTGGTATAGGCGTACGCCCGTTAATGTCACGTTGGATGTAGACTCTTTCTGGCATAGTAGAGTCATCAATTTCCTGAGATACATAAACTGGAACAAGCTTATTTGTAGTGCGGCTAGTACGACGTAGAACACCCATTTCAATACGCCAAACTCCGATGTTTAAGGCAGCACAGAGGTTTCGGTATTGCTCCTTGCGCTGTTCTATAATTGCGCTAAGTTGAGCAAATCTTTGAGACCTAGGAATAGCCACGCCATCAGGTCCTTGGATGTTAATGTCAAAGGCAGCGTCCGTAGCTAGGGCCCAGAGGGCTTCTGTGGTCGATAGGAGGACTACTGGGTAGACTTCTATCTCCGGGAGCGTGTCAATAGTTATAGCCCTGTTAAAGCCATCTGTGCGGTTTTCAGTGTGCTGTAGGACCGCTATGTTTATGAAGTAGTCCAACTGGTCATCAGTAAAGTATCTGTATACGTTACCGGTTACTTTTAAAGTTCTGTTAGCAGCCAAAGTGCTTACTGTATGAATAACTCCGTGAATAGCCTCAACCGTATATCCAGCAGGGTTAGCTAAGGGAGTGCCGTTGTCGGTAACCATTAAGTTGGTTGCTTCGACAGGCTTTAAGCCTAGGTTAAAGTCTTTAGTAGTTCCGTCAGTAGTAAAGGTCTTAGTAAATTGACGGGCTTGGTCATTTAGCTCTAATCGTACCTTACTTCTAAGGTCGGAGAGTGTTGCCATAATACGCCTAACCTAAAAATTGAGTCATTACTATGATGACCCAGAAACGAAAAAAAGTCTGGATAAACGAAACAGCGGGCACTAAACCCGCTGCCTCGCTTACAAGGTCTTTAGTATCGAGCTGATACGTAGCCTTTTTCCTCAAGATGAGCCGCAATCTCTTCGGTTACTTCGTACTTCTGACCAGCTTTGAAGCTGTAGTAGTTACCTGCACCAAAGGTCATGGAATCAATGTTGTCTGATACGCGGATGGTAACGGTCTTACCTTTAGCGTTAGTCTTGATGACTTCATCAACGACAACTGCCTGAGCACGGTTTGGCTCTGTAGCATCGATTACTTCTGTTTCAGCCTTGATAGCTGCTTCAGCAGTAGCCATAGCTAGTTCTGCCGCACGGTTTTGCTGCTCTTCTAAAGCCTGTTGAGCGAGGGCGTCGCGCTGACGACCAGTAAAGTCGGTCGGTTTCTTTTGTGTTGCCACGGTGTGTTCTCCTAATTAATATCTCTGAGGGGTATTGTAGAGGGGGGCCATTGCTGACCCCCCTCAGACAATTAGTTGGTTTCTGCTACAACAACAGCCTGGTCAGTGATTAGACCTAGACCGAAGATGCTGTACCAAGCGAGGGCGTGCTCACGACCGAAGTCTAGAATACCACCATCGCGAAGCTCTACTGGTAGAGAGATTGCGTGACCAAATGCGTTATCTCCAATGAAGATAGCGTCATAGCGGTCGCTTGAACCGTTACCAGTGAACTCGTCTGGAGTGACGTAGCCACCACCAGGGGCTGGAACTGGGTTAGCTACAGCAGTGTCTGCAGTGTAGTTAGTACCAGCACCGTTGGTAACCTTGCGGACCTGAGTGGTCTCGATGAATACGGTGTCGTATAGACGTCCGATTTCACCTAGCATGAAGTTACCAGGAGCAGCGTACTTAGTTACTTCGATGAACTCAGCAGTGTCGCGTAGACGACGTGACTGGTGAGGGTGAACGAAAGCAACATAAGTCTCGCCAAGCCTTGGGATGTTCTTAGTTGATAGTGTCTCAACAGCGTCCTTAACGGTACGTGGAGTCAGGAAGAAGTTTCCTGTCATTGAGGCACGGCTTGTACCATTGGTACCGTATGCGTACTGGTTGAAAGTACCGGTTCCGTTGGTGATTGAGAGCATGGTGGAGCGGTCTTCACCATATAGCTTAGAAGTAGCACCGTAAAGGGTGTCGCGGCTAAGCTTGTCTAGGTAAAGAGCCATGTTACGGCCAAGCAGACGAGAAGCAGATGCCATAACGTCATCGAATGATGCGTTTAGCAAAAGCTCTGATACTGCAAGTGCGTATCCGTGCTCTGAAACGGTGATTGAGAACTGCTGTGCAGTCAGTGCGTTGGTCTGCATACGAACACCTTCAACAAGTGCAGATGCAAAACCAAGGTTGTTGTAACGTAGGAAGTTAATCTGAAGACCAGGTGCAACACCTAGTTCAGTCTTCTTCACTGCGAACTGCTCAAAGCGAAGAATCGGCATAGCCTGGAAAAGGATTTCCTTTGACCAGATTTGCTGAATCGCTTGAGTTAGTTGGGTATTGGTACCCGAATATGAGGTAGGGGCTGCGGCGAGGTTGCCAGTACCCGTAATACCTGATGCCATTTTTATGGTCTCCTAATTAGAATTGACTTTGGATTATGGGTTAGTTACCGAACAAGCCCTGTCCGCGACCCTGAGCTTTATCGCTCAGAAGACGTTGACGATATTTTGCGTATTCATTCATTGGCATGGCAGCAATTTCTTGTGCCGTTAACGTACGTTGCTCCGAATTTATGTCCAGTGGCCCGGTGGGAGGAGTAGTGATACTCGTTCCCTTCATTTCCTTGCGAGCACTTTGCATTGCCTGCTGGGCACTCTCAAGGATACGAGCTGAGCGCTCTTTCAAGCTCTCGATGCTCGCTACGACCTCTTCCTGGCTTTCACCAGATACAAGGTCCAACAACTCGGGAATTATATTTTCCCGCTCAGCCTCAAGCGTTTGCTGCTTGAAGTTGGCTAGTTCAGCGTAAGCCTTTTCGCGCTCCCATAGTGCAAATGCGCGTTCACGTTCCTGACGTTCACGCTCCAATTGCTCATTCCATTCAGCTTCCTTCTGTTTTAGAAGGTCGCGAACGTCCATATCAGCTTCGGCCTTAGTCCGCTCTTCAGCGAGTCGGGCTTCTTCTTCCGCACGCTTAGCCGCTGCTTCCTCATCGCGAATTCTTTTCAATTCAGCGAGTTCAGATTTTAGCGACTCAATTTGCGGATAAAGTTTGTCTTTTTCCTGAGCACGAACTTTAGACAAGTCCTCATCTGTGTAGAATTTGGAACTTTTCTCGGTCGTCTCATTTGAAGACACTGACGTAGCAATTGACGCATCAGCGTCAGAATTTGCTACTGTTGGAGCTACTCCTGCTTCGGCCTCAAAAGCCTCGGCATTAGCTTGTGGTTCTGCTGTACTCATTTATTTCCTTTATTCTCGGGGGCGTTTTTCAAATGTGTCTAGGACACGTATCACGTATAGCCGCTCATTATGTTGTCAATATCAAGTTTTACCTGATATAGCCAAATTTTCTTGCTAAATGCAAATTATTTTTCGTAATCCTGTGGAATTTGTCGCTGTGGCAACTTAGTTCCAT